TGACAAGAATTTAGCATCCTGCAATAATTTACGGCGAACGGCCGGGGGCAAATCTTTAGGCAATTTTCCCTTATGTCTTCGGAAAAAATCCTCTAGAGAAATTTCCTCAAAAATCTGCTCAACTTGTGGATATTCTAAACCTTTAGCCATTAAGAGGCTCGCTTAATTTTTGAGAGATGGTTTCATTCAACAGTTTGACTTCGGCAGTTTTTTGTTCTTGTGTCAATTTAGCTTCGGTTGGTAGCCTAAGTTTGGCTATTTTTTCACTGAAAATATCCATAAAATAAAGAGAAGTCTCCAAATCCATTTGAGATAATGTTTCTCGTATTGCCTCGTAAATGACCGAAACATATTGATCTAAATTATTCTGAATATTAACATTGTGTTGTATGATCTGATCGGGGCCTTCGTGTGTGAATTTATGCCAACGCTCTAATGAGCTACCTAATACCTCAAACCATTCAATTAATACTCGTTCAGTTCGAGTATCAATTTTACCAGAAGCCTGTATTTCATCATAAAATTGAGCGGTTTTATTTTCAATCCCTTTAATCATACCAGCTAAAATTCTTTCAACATTAACGGCATTTCTTATTTCTGTATCTGCAATACCCATTACTAAAGATTTATAGTTAGGGTTATCAGATACTGATAAACGTAACTCTTTATCCAAATCCTGCATTTGGATAGCGGTTTTACTTTTTAAGACATCATCTCTAATTTGCTGATAAACGTCTAAATAATTCTCTTGAAATGATTTGATCGTTTTTTCAGAGATTACAAATTTACGTTCAGCAACATCTGAATATTTAGCCGAAAGCCATTCATTGATTTCTTTGGGGGATAAGCCTATAATACTCTTGCTGATAAGCTCATCCTTATCTGGATGTTCAAGAAAGCGTTTGAGAGAGGTGTTGGATACAGAGGCCATTTTTCATTACTTATTATATCCGTGCAGTCGCTCTTCTCTAGTATTAAAGATTGCATGAGTTTGATCGAGTTCGGAGGCTGGCCCCTGCAATGCAACTGATCCGCCTGGGACACGCTCTCCCCGTTCGGTAGTGTATCCAAGAGCATAATTATATACTTTACCATCTAATGAGCATTTCCATATTGAATCATCTACTCTTTGCATTTGCGCACCAGCATGATCTGGGCACGATCTTGTTTGTAATGGGGCTTCCATAATTCGGTATGCTTTACTAAACGGGCTTTTTTCAATTGCCTTTTCTGCCTCTGCAACATGATTTACTTCATGAAGTTGTTCTCTTGTTGATTGATAATTATTTTTGATAGAATCTATTTTTCCATCTTGTTTTTGTTTGAATTTTTTAGCCCAATCTGGCGGAGCCGCAACAGTCAACAAAAGCTCATCAATTACGGAAGCCGCTTTTTTCAGATCTACATCGCCAGACATATCAAGAGCGGTAGTCATCGTATTCAATTGATCCAAATTTTCTGTAGTAAGAATCGATTCTGCTTGCGGCTCTAGGTGTTCTAATTCCTCGGCCCCTTGACGTAAAATAGTAGCGGCCTGAACACAAACCTGAGCCGCTTTGGTTAGGCAGGCTTCATCGTATTCGGCTAACATCAGAGCCTCATTATCGGGACTTTCTAGCCAACTGGCAACTGCTGCTAAAAATTCTGCAATTCTCATTTGATTTCCTTTTTGGTAAGTCTTTGTTCTTCCTCTTGAATTTCTTTATCAAGTCGATTTAGCAAAGAACGTAAAACGGAAGGACGTTTTATTCGGCCTTTGACCGGACTTTCTATGGGCCCGTAGTGCCAAGTGGGGATTGTTTTTTGCTGTAAAATGGCGTTTGCTTCTGGCGTATCCAAACCAACTCCTCGTAAGTCGTGTACATTAATCAATGCCTTAGTATGCTTCCAAATGTACTCTTGAATGCTCTGAATCGCCTCATCAAGACGATACATTTTGTCTCTTGGATACTTCATTTTGATAATAACATTGCGAAGATCATTGAGAGCATCAATGATTTTCACCGAATAATTGAAATTCTCTTTTAGAGTTTGTCCTTCTATATTGGCCACATATAAGTCTATTAGCGATTTGAAAACCTTGAAAAGGTGATCTTTGCCCAATTCATTATTTATTTCAATAAAAGAGGGTAATTGAGTGATATTTTTGGCTAATCGATCATAAACTAAAATCAGACGATCTTTTAATAATCTAGTCTTTTTGGCATTTATAGGCACACCAAATGAGGTATCCGCTCCCTCAGAATCTGGAAGCTCCTGAGCATACTTGAAGGATAGCTTGGCAGCAAGAGAGGATAAACTCATTCATTGTTATCCGAAAATTTTTGTATGCATCATATATAATTCTTCAGTAGTTTCATCCATTCCCTTCCGATACATTGGATGACAATTACCAAACTTATCAACATAAATTTTATGTAGAGGAAGTCCGGTATGACCGCAAAGAGGATATTTGCTGGTTTTGCTCTGAATTACTAAAGAACATTGCTCTTCTTTAGAAGCAACTTTCTCCAAAGAAAGACCATCTTTGTATAGATTGAAAGCGATGGCATATGCTTTGATATCTCCGGAAGTATGAAGAATATTAAGGGCGTCTTCTGCCTTAGATAGATTCTTTTCGGACATTGCTTGACGAACATTTTCAATTAATTCTGATGGTTTCAGTCCATATTGCGGAGAAGTAATGGCCATCGCGCGAGTATCTGTCTTCTCTTCTGTCATTGCTCTTTGTAATTCTTTGACAGTAAGGCTTGAAATTGATCCATTACATAGGAAAAGATCAGGAGATTGCACGCGATTATTAACCATCTTAACTGGCACTTTAATAGCCAATTGGCCATTATGAGCCGAAACAGCATAGAAAATAGTATTTTCAGAGCAGTCTGCTACTTTGACAATAACATGAGAAATGCCTAGTTGGGCTAAGATGCGACGGACAGCATCTGATCCCAGGGCCACTTTATCACGACCAAAGTGTAATTCTGCAGCACCTTCGGGTGTGCTGAATTTCTCGGCAAAACTTTCAAATTCAGGTGATTTAGGCATCTGCACTTCGGTAGGCAAAGTATCTAAACTTTGCCCTAATATCGAATTGGTATGATATTCTTGTTGAGGAGTACGAGAAGCATTGATCTTAGTAAGTGCCATTTCTAATTGGCTTACTTCTGTTTTGGGATGTACCGCTGAAGCTAGTACCTGTGCTACGTCAGTAGACCTAACCTTGAGGGTTTGGCCTGCTTGCGAAAGGATATAATCTTTCAAATTTGAGTGATTTAACTCAAAAGGCCCTGCATTTCCCATAAAAAAGGTTGGCTCTAATACTTTATTTTGATTAACTTCTACTGGCACTAAAACGGAAGTTGTGCCCTTGGGAGTATCGTAATCGGCTCGTACTACAATGAAATGCTCATTGCCACCATCAATTGAAAGTTTGCTTGCTTTAAGATTCCAAGCATCTAGATTCTGATTGACAACTAATTGGGCCCTATCGGCGTGTTGCTTAGCGAATGGTTTGAATGGAATAGAGGCATCAAAAGCAGTAGCTAGAGCATTAGAAAGCACCGGGTCAGCCACTGATTCGTGCAGATTGGCGAGAGGTAGGTCTTGTTTGGGTTGGGGTGCAACCTGTTCAACTACTACTTTTTCTCCCAGCTCATTTTGGAAAAAATGAGCAAACTTAGTATTACGAGTGTAAAAACGCGTATAAATATCTTTCAATTCTGCGCGAGTAATTAACATTTTATTGTTGCTTTCCGCTTTGGAAAGAATTTGAGTAACCGCTCCGATAGTGCTATCATTAGGATATTCAGATGCTAATTTTTGTAATTTGACATTGAGAAGCGAGAGTGAAAAACTTTCGCGTCGATCTAATGTTTGTGAAACGGAAGAGACTAATTTATTCAGGCTGTGATTATGGTTCATCTGGTTGCCTTATGAAAGTTCCGGATATTTAGCTAACAATTGAGCTTTGGATTCGGATTTCAAATGAGAAAGTAATGCCGAGACCAAGTTTTTATTTTGCGAAAGACGGGCGGGAAGATATCGCTTTGCCAAGTCTATTTCATTTTCCGGAATGCCCAATTGACTGGTTGCTAGTTTGACTACCGGCTCTCCTTTATAGAAGAAATTGAGAGTTTTGCTAGTATTGGAAGCAATAACTTCCCAAGACAAGCTCGCAGTTTTGGTATTCTCTTCTTCCCGATCTTCATAGAGAGAAACGATATAATCACCATCTTCAGCGCTTTGTACTTGCCAAAGTGCAGCTCCTTTATCGCCATCTTTGAAACGAACGATATCAAACGCAACGCGTTCTAATTGGTCTTTCACTTCGGAAAGACGGTATGACTTTTTGAGGAGCTTATCCTCTAACTTTGCGTAATCGACGGTAAAATCTCTCATACTCTATCTCCTACTGGGTATGGCATAATATTCCCCGCATATTACTAGATATTATGGCTCTTTCTTTTGATCCCAATATTGACTACGAGCTTCCGACATCTTATCCTTGGTCTCTTCAGAATGCCGCTTGCCAGCCCATTTGGTATAATTATTGAGAAGGGAGATATTATTACGTTCCAAAATTCGATAGATTTTACCGTTGCCACCGATATTGAATTGTTTTTTGATTTGATTGATGGTAGCACCGTCGAGATAGGCTTGAATGATCTGATTTTGGATTTCTTGTGGCAGCATCCGAGACTTGATGCGTTTTTCGATGGTTTCATCGGATTGTTTTCGACCAACTAATTTATCACTCATAGCTTGTTTAGATTCTTCGGTGTGATGCTTGCCTTGCATCGGATGACCTTGTTCCTGATGGCGTTGGATCATAAATTCGGAATTTTGATGTTTCCATTCTTCGGTATGAGGAGGTTTTGGTATTCCGGCATGAATTTTGGAAATTTTTTCTCTGGTTTCTTCGGAAACTTCTCTACCCATTAGAGCTTGAGAAATTTTTTGCTTACTTTCTTTAGAGTGCCTCCCATGACTTCCACCATCTTTTAGATTATAACCAATATCCGGATTTTTACTATTATACTGTTCTATATATTGGTCTTCTAACTTATCTGCAGTTTCTTGATCTGCGCACTCATCTAATATGCTATACTCAAAATTTTCCGATCCATATTTACAAATAGCAGAATAGAGGTGATGAGAATTTTTATAGCCAATTCCATCTTTACCCATACGCTTATCAAAAGTCAGCCAAGTTTGTCCTATATAAACTTTACCATTGATTTTATTGATTAGTTTATAAATATTACACGTCATTTTACCATTTGTCATCTTTTAGGTCTCGAATTTTCTTCAGAATTTCAGAGATTTTTGGATCTTCTTCAATAAGTTTGAGCAATTTCTTTTTTGATCCTCCATATACACTTCTTGTTCCATTCTTATAATCTACGTTCCCATTGAGCGACTTTGTGATCGACGACTGATTCACTTGTAATATCTTTGCTATCTCCATTTGTGTTTTCCCCTCCGCATACAACCTAATCACCTGCCGCTGCCTCTTAGTTAGCAATGTATTTACAATTCTCCAAAATTCCTTCTTCAATTCATCTTCTAGCATTAAAATATCTTCATTATAATCAAACGGGTTCAGACGACCATAAATACTATCTTCATTAGAAAATGATTCCAACATTTCATTTGAGTACAGCGATTCGTGAAAAATTTGTTGATAATGATCCGAACGATTGGCGCGTTTTTCCATTGAGTATCCTTGTAGGTAAGTATTATACGCTGACATTTGTCTTGTCTAACAGACTAATTGAATCGTGATGACGAAGATATTCATCCAGGTCTTTATAGCCTTTGGGTAGGTATTGATTGTAATTAATTTTTACACCATGCTCAATTGTATCTAATCTTTTAGCAACTGACTTACGACCTTGTTCTCCGGCATCATCATTGTCAAAAAGTAGAACAATTTTATTGGTATATCTTGCAAGAAGAGAGAATTGATAAGAAGTAAGAGTAGAGTTGCCAACAGCAACAATATTATAAATGCCTTTCTCAAAAGCTTTGATTACATCAAATTGGCCCTCCACCACATAGACAAAGCCTTCTGATAGGATATAAGATTTAGCCTCAAATAGACCAAATAAATGATTACCCTTGAGAAAGGAAGTATTTCTATACTTTTCAATGCCTAGATTTTTACGATCTTTCTCGGAAAGAAGAGTACGACCAATCAAAGCAATTACGTTGCCATAAATGTCTCGATAAGGCATTATTAG